CTCCAGTTAGGTCGACTGAGTGTACCACTCTCTTTTCACGAAGAGCAGCTTGTATCCAAGGCATAGCTTTGGACTGATCAAACGTACAGTCCCAATCAAGACCTTTGACTACGCGATAAATCGCGTCGCTGAGGGGCTTGAGTGCCATCTGATGTATCCGATATGGAGAAGCGATTGCTCGCAACTTCAAACCGGGTTCTTGTAAAAAGTGGACTTCTCCACCGTACAAGTAATCATCTGGCTTTGGGAGTTTTGGATATTTGACCATGGGACCTTTGATAGGTGAAAATAATGGGCCATAAAGCTCATTAAATTCCCAACCAAATTCATAAGAAACCTTAGATTCGAACCAACGGATTTCTCCGAAGAGTTCCTTATCTTGGGGTACCTTATGCTGTCCGTGTGGACGGGGCGACGTCTTTGACGGCGACCCGTTCCATTCGATAACAGAATTGGAACCACGGTCAATGTATCTCTTGCCAATAACTTTACTAACAAAATCAAGATAAGGTTTATAGAAAGATCTATATTCCAAATTGATTGGGTCAGTAGAGTTTATACCCTTTAGGAACTTTTCAAGTTGCCTTTCGGTAACCTGATCGTTTCTAAAATAGGTATAGATGTTCAGTGCCTGGATGACCTTAGAGAACCTCCTTGAGGTTTTCTTTGGATTTCCGGGAATAGAGCACCATGTGACAAGACCGCCCATCCATCCGTGGTAGGAGTCTCTTGTATTCTTGCGAATCCAAGGTGCTCTCCACTCGGGATGACCGGCTGACTTGAGTATAACAGATAGTTTCATGGCTTTAAGCCTAGAGACCGTCCATTCTACTCCACTGTGTTTGATCCACCGAACTACATCATCAACCATAGGGTTGATAATGAGCTTTGGGATTCCGATAACAGCGAGTCGATGTCTACAACCTCTCGATACATTGCCTAACGGCATGTTCATTGGTCGACCTTTCGGTTGATATGATGAACTGTATTAGAGGTAGACGTTACTCTCTATTAGGTGTGGAGACCCTCAAAAGTCCATCTGAGACAATTCGATAGAGGAAAATCCGATAATCTTCCCTGTTTCTGGGTCGGAATCGAATCCGGGAATATGATTAATGGATCGATAATTGGGATCAGTTTGCAACTCAAACATCCTTAGCCGAAGCATAGTCATACCAACAAGGACTTTGTGAAACTTAGAGACACGGAGTCTCTGAAGATCACATTCCTTGTTGTGTTGACGAAGCTGAGACTCAGAGGTGCCTTGAGGGCCACTTGATTCAATCTTCGACATCATACGATCAATATCCCAGGAAATCGCCCGTTCAAAATCACGGAGATTATCTTGGATGTACTTCCTTTCGTTTTGTTTCATATGTCTCTTGG